GGCTCAAACTCCCACACCGACTTCGTTACAGGCTGACCCTTCGCGTCCTTCGCAGCCAACGCGCCCTGCACCAGCCTGTCACTCAACCGGATAGCGTTCGGGTTCACCTCAAGAGTCTTCGCATACGACTGCATGTAAGGGTCCGCGATCTGCTGCAACGTCTCCCCAGCTTTCAACCGTTCCGCCAAAGCCGGGTACCGTGACGACGCCTGAGCAACCACATAATTCTGGAACTGCTCCGTAGAAGAATGACCCGTCGAGGTATTCTTCACCCACCAACCCATCGTCCCTGGGGAAACCGCCACCCCATACTGACCCGCCAACTCTGTGAGCTGGTGCTGGTACGCGGCTGCACCGCCAGAGAACTGCCCCGTCTTCTTGTCGGCGGTGATGAAGGCGTACATGTGCTGCTTGAGTTGGTCACTGTTCCACCCGTACATGACCGACTCCACGCCGATCTGCTGCACCTGCGCCGCAGTCATGCGGGCACCCACCGTGCCAGCCATGCTCGTCACCTGCGCGGAGGACTGGGCAACCCGCGCGCTGTACGTGGCAGGGTCCGCTTTTTGCAGGATCAGGGCTTGACGTGCCGTGTCCGCGTGAGTCTTAAACCACTTCGTGTCACGGACCTTCGCCACAAAGTGGTCCGTTGTCCACCCGCCACCCGCACCCGTCGAGGTGGCTTTGGCAAACAACGCTTTCAGTTCGGGGTTGGAGTTGATGACGGCCAGGGACCAACCAAAGTTGGATGCCTGCCCTGCAGCAGTTTTCTCATAAGGTGTCGCTGCCATAACCGTTCCTTAACCTTGGTAGAGCGAGGACAGGGAAACGCCCCACGAGTTTTCGTTAGCACCCAACGCCCGCTGCCGAACCGTCTTCCCCGTAGACGGGGCCTCAATGATCTG